AAGTGATCTTATTTGTCAACCTACATGAAGTGGGTAATGAGCTAAGAAAACATTTCCCGAAAGCAGTAGCAGTCACAGGCCTTGACTCGAAAGAGCAAAGACAATCAGCAGTTGACAGATTCCAAAGTGATCCTACTTGTACTTTGATCATCTGCTCTATTAAGGCAGCAGGGGTAGGACTTACCCTAACAGCTTCGAGTAATGTTGCTTTCGTGGAGTTCCCTTGGACATTTGCAGACTGTGAGCAGTGTGAGGATAGAGCACATCGAATCGGTCAATTAGACAGTGTAACGGCTTATTACTTCCTTGGTAGAAATACCATTGATGAAAAGATTTATAAGATTATTCAAACCAAAAAGGATATGGCTTCAACAATCACCGGAAGCACTGAACAGGTAGAAGAATCAACAGTAGATTTAATTGCAAACTTATTTGAAAAATCATTATGATAGTAAAAGTAGAAATGTACACAGTAGGGTGCGACAATTGCAAAACAACAAGAGGACAAGACTCTGAATATTCATGTTGGAATGATGAATCTTATGTCCTAGATGAGGCAATGGATCACGATTGGATAGAACATGATGGAAAACACCTTTGTCCTGATTGCTATAAAAGAGATGAAAACGATAGCATAACAATCACCGAGCAGAAAAATGATAACAACTAAGAAGAAAAAAACAAAAAGCAGCTTAGTTGCTTCACTCGACAAAGTATTCTCCCAGTTTATTAGGCTTAGAGATACGCAAGGAGGTTTCGGTCGGTGTATCTCTTGTGGAAAGGTAGTCACTTACAAAGATTCAGATTGCGGTCATTATATCAATCGAAAGCACATGACAACCCGATACGACGAAAAAAACTGCAATGCTCAATGTCGCTCATGCAATCGTTTCGATGAGGGAAATATGCAAGGCTATCGCAGAGGGTTACTCGCTAAGATCGGAGAGAAAGAAACTGATCTCCTGGAAGTAAAAAAACACGGAACCTCGACAATGGGGGCATTTGAATTAGAGTTATTAATCAAAGAGTATAAACGAAAAGTAAAAGAGATATCATGAGAAAATCATATCATTTGAAGTCAGATAAAAAATCAGTCAGTCATGTTGTAGGTATCATCAAAGGAAACGGCAAGCCATTACGAGCAAAGTCAATCGGTAGAAATAATCCGTGTAAGTGCGGATCAGGAAAGAAATCAAAAAGCTGTTGTGGGTCAGAAACTAAATACTTCAAGCAATGACACTAGAACTCGAAAGACAACAACTCAAGAAGCAGCGCAATGCTGAAAAGGAACAACTCAACAGAGATGATCTTGAAAAGGTAGATATAGCTACAACTCTTTGTAACAGCCTATCCCTTGATCAGATGAAAAGTATTCTTTGGTATGCTAAAATCCTAATAAAAGAATCGGTATGATGGCAATAGATATAATCAATCAGATAGAAGCGGACAAGATAAGCCGCAAAATAGAGCCTCACTTTGCAACAGTTGTAGAGATATTTAGTAAAGTCTCAGGGCTTGAAAAATCAATACTTATAGCTGAATTAAAGGAGCTAGTAAAAGAGAGAAAGATAATGGTAGGTAGAACTATCAACACTGAATATATTAAGGTTTTATAGCATGAATTATATAGAATTGATCAACAGATTTTGGCAATGTAATAATGAACATCCTATCGGAGTAAGCGCAACAAGCATCTATTTTTACCTATTGCATACTTGTAATAAGCTTGGATGGAAGGATACTTTTAAACATTCAGATAGACATATTGCACTCACATTCGATATGTCTGTAAATACTGTTAGAACAGCTAAAAATAATTTAAAGCAAAGAGGCCTTATAGATTTTAAAGCCGGAAACTCAAAAGGGGGACGGGCGATCAGTTCACTAACTGTATATTCTTTCAACCCACTAAAGAACGTGTCAAATATTGATACGTTGTCTGATACGTTGTCTGATACGTTGTCTGATACGTTGTCTGATACGTTGTCTGATACGTTGTCTGATAACAACAATAAACTAAACAAAACAAAACAAAAAAGAGAAAGAGAGAAACCCGACAACCCAGTCTTCGATGAGTTCATCAAAAAATATAAATTATCGCTTGATGAATGCAAACAAGAATTCCTGTCTGATGAATTACACATTCATCGGTTATTAAAAAATTTCAATCTTGATAAAGTTGATTTGCTTAGTTGGGTAGATGCTTACTTCATTCAACAAGAGAACGAGGGTGTAACAAAAAAAACAATCATGGAGGCTAAATCCCACTTTGGGAGATGGCTTCCTTTAAAAATTCAAAATGGAAAAGATAGGGAAATTAGTGAAAGCAAATCAATCACTACTACCATCCAAAGCAATATCGAGCGACTTATCGCTGAGGATAGAGCGCGTAAGAACTGATTTTGGAGATTATGAACAGTTCCTGACCAGGTTTAATCCGAGCATTCAGAATGCCATAGCTGCTCGCTGTGCTGATTTTGCAGAGTGTTTTGATATGAGCTACCCGAAACTAGCTCTAATCGGTCATACGTACGGAAATGAATCTACGATTGAATGGATCAAAATACAATTCTTCGATTTAAACAACTTCACTGGGGTAAAGGAAAAGTTAAACGAAGCTCAGATAAACCAATTATCAAGTTTATTTTATTTCGATTGCTATTTCTTGAACATTGCCGAGGTCGCTCTATTCTTCCTGAAATTTAAACTAGGGAAGTTCGGGGAGTTTTTCGGGGTTGTGGATCCTTTAAAAATAATGAACGCTAAGAATCAATTTTTATCAGATAGGAAAGTGGCTCTTGACAGACACAAGTCAAAAAAGAACCAGGAGATTGCAGATGCTAATCGGGAAATATGGGCGAAGAATATCAATGGCCTTGCAGAGTACCGAAAAGCAAAACGGAAGCGAATATTTAATTTAAAGAAAAGGAGGATAAGGAAATGAAAACACTATCAGTAAAACAGCCATGGGCATTTCTTTTATGTGCTGGAATTAAAGACATTGAGAATCGGACTTGGAAAACTAACTATCGTGGAAGAGTTTTTATTCATGCTTCAGGTCAATCATGGATATGGAGTAAGGTTATAAATTATCTTACTCCAAAAATGAAAGAAGTATTTGAAAATAATAAGTGTACTGGTACTTGGCTTCGCAATTTGCAAAAAGGAGCTATCATTGGTTCAGTTGAAATAGTTGATTGTGTTATTAATCACCCTAGCATTTGGGCAGAGAAAACAGACGGTGTATTAGTTGGAAATAAGTTTTTCACTAAAGAAGAAACAAAGCCAGTTTATAACTGGGTAATTGCTAATCCCATTCTTTTTGCAAATCCATGGTTGAATATCAAAGGTAAGCTAGGGCTATGGGAATTTGAAAACATGAAAGGGATTTACGACACAACACGAGTAAAAAATAATCAATAAACCCAGGATTAAAACTAACAATTAAACCGGCATAAAAGGAATGTCACTTTAGTTAGCGATGTAGAATATCTTTCCTATGGTTATGAATACACCAATGAGAAATCAAAGGTGTATTTTTTTTAAAATTATTTTCAACAAATTTCATTTATGTTGGCTTAATACTTTCATTTAGAATGCTTAATATTTCGTTAATGTTTAAAGTATCATACAAAACTGTAAGTCAACTAATTACATTAAAATAACAGATAACAAAGTGAATTACAATTGTAATACGAAATAAATAAAAAGCTAAATATCAATCAATTATATTCATTTTTATACGAAATAAAGTTTCTACATTTGTAAGGAATAATACAAATAAACTTGCAAACTCATTGACTATGCCAGCACCTAAAGGACACAAGATGTGGGGAAACCCAGTAAAGCCAAAAAGCTATTCGACCGAAAAGCTTTGGAAAGTATCATGTGAGTACTTTGAATGGGTAAATGAAAACCCATGGATACTGATAGAACAGCCAAGACAACCTCAAAAACTACCAAAAGATTATTCAAAACGCAAGTATGGAAGTATTGAGAACTTCACAAGTCAGCTAGTAAAGATTCCACAACAAAGAGCATACTCCATTGAGGCACTATGCAACTACCTAGATATTAGCAAATCAACATTTGAAAGATATTCTAAGGAGTCTGAGTACGAAACGTATTGGGACACTTGTTCGCGTATAAAACAAATCATCGACGCTCAACATTTCGAGGGTGGTATGGTCGGAGCATTCAACGCAAACATAGTTACTCGGAAACTAGGCCTTGCAGACAAACAAGAGCTCACCGGAAAGGATGGAAAGGATTTGGTAACAACAATGACCTTTGTGATAGATAAGACAGCAAAACAAGACTTTGCAAGTAATGAAACTGACGTCCATTAAACCACCTCTTTTTGTCGTAAACAAAGAATCAGACAAACGGATAAACATCAATCAGGGCGGTACTTCCAGCGGGAAGACATACACCATAGTTGATTTGCTCTTTTGTCTGGGGATGGAGGAAGAGAACCAGGTTATCACAGTAGTAGGTCAAGATATCCCCAA